CACGCCATATCCTTCATTGTTGATGTTTTCCCAATACCAGAAGCTCCATCCCACCAACAAACTCCTGGCACAGCACGCGGCATTTCACGTATCTCAGTCTTCAACTTGTTCACATAATCCTGCAAATCCTTCACAGTATTACGAACATACCGAGATAAACCCGTCTCCTCAGGAGGCAACTCCAAAATGCCCATATTGACAATTTCGAATGTGTCAATAAAAGCTTTCTTCTGCTCCTTAGACGGCGTAGCATCTGCCTTCCGCATTTCCTTTGACAAGTTAACCAAAAGGTTAACAGCACGCGCATACTCCGGAGAACACTCTCCAAGTGGGCGATAAAGACCAATCGTTAGAGCATAGTCTTTAAACCAACTTGGAAAAATCCCCAGGAGCCACTGAACTGCAGCATCAATCGTTGTGATTCCTCCTGTCACCTGGGAAATACTCTTAATCGCAGTAAGAGCATTTTGAGAATTTCGCATATCCCCAGGTAACGCACACAACGCAGCACCCGCAATAATCGGAGCAAACGATCGAGTCGAATGGCCGCCTTGGGCAACGGCTTCTTTTTCAGCCTTCTCGGCATCTGGTTTATCGGCGCTAGACATTATACACGCTCCGCTAAACCAGCTCCCGAGTTGACTGAAACACCAACTCACATCATCAAACACATCCCATAGCATATTCGTTTGCATGCTATGCTCCGTAAGCTTCTTCATAAAATCCTGGTACTGAGGATCTTCTGAACTGACATTGATTCGCCCATCGCCAATCATGTCCTGCTCAACACATAACTTTCCGTCCCTAAGGAAAGCAAAATATTCACGCATCTCTTGATGGAATCTGTTCCACTGGACCCAGGAAACAACTCCATAACCAAATAACCCCGTGAACACACTGAGCATAAGAAGTTTCAAAATAAACTTCAAATCAGGCACATACTCTGCGACCTTCTTCTTCGCAGCAGCAGCCTTTTGAGCAATAAAATCCCAACAATCTTTCAAACGACTCTTAATAAAAGTCCATGAAAGTTGAATCTTGACTGAAATTGAAGAACCTGAAAAGAGATTCATGGGATTCAACGACGCCAAACTATTGAAACTTTTCATAAAGTCAACAACAGCACGAATTCCACCGCCATTAAGTTGCTCAAGGACACCTTTCATATCCTCGCCACCCACAACTTTGACAGCATCATGCACATCATCAACCATATCAGGTTCAATATGCTCCGCAACAGCAGCTGCTTTGCTCATAGACGATGAAACGCCTCCTTGAGCAACTGCCTCCTTCTGCGTCTTACCATTCAACACATCAGCCATATAAGACGCACAGGCAGTTGAGCAAAACTTCAAATCGCAACCATCATCCTGCCAGGTTGCGACACACTTCGAGACCAGACTCGGGTGATTTGCTTGCGGACACGCAGCACCGTGTGTGCGACACGGTTTAATTGCAGGACCCCGACGGCAAACATGACAACAATCACACTCATGGCCATCGGAACCATTCCCACACAAACAACACAAGGGAATGCGCGGCTTCTTTGCAATAACGCGACACAAATATTTATGTATCGCCCAGTGTTTCTTCTGACACTCTTTACTACAATAATATACAAATTTACAATCACCGCATTTATACACTTTTGCAATGGGCACACCTGCCCGACGGTGATAATCAGCCGACAAAGCATTCCCTGCCGGGCTTGACGCACAAACAACACAACAACGACAACGACCAAGACCATCATCATAACCACATTGAGGACAACAAACACAATCATCATACATCATTTCACAATTTGGACAACGAGCATACCGTAAATTCGCACATGTAGGACATATTCCAGTATAACCTGGAGAATAGTTTGCACAGCGAATAACAGCACACTCAAAAGGGGAGTTCTGAATATGTAACCCTTCAGGGTCGTGAACAACTCCCAAATTACGAGCGACATCACCAAAATATACAGCACGACGACCTGGTGGAGGAACAATATTGAGCTCCTCAAGCTCCTCAGCTGCATCCTTCACATCCATCTGTGAAAAGGCCATCTTTGGAACATTCTTTACACCAAACACAGGACAATGACATCTATAAAACATCTCGCCACATTTGTGACAAGTATATCCACAACCGCACTGATAGTAACGTGCGGAAGCATGTCCAGAAGGACAGGTACAACGCTCACAATAACAAGGCTCATTGAGAATTTGAGGCACTCTACGAGTGCGTGGATCCCAGCCACATGTTCTCCAACTGGGAAAATCTCGCAAAAGTCCTTGATTAACAGTTTCAAAGGGGATGGGATTGCCTGACCCATCAGGCTCACAATCACCATCAACCCCCATCTGCGCAAAAGCTTCCTTATATACATCAGGACACCCAGCACGCAAAATTGAGCGGCACTCAGAGCCACTCACTGAGAAATTTCGGGAAGAGCATGGAAGCCCTAATCCCAAATCCTCAAGTCCATCCACAGACCAAAACACCTGAGTTTTGATCTCCGGCTCCACAGTGGATTGTGAAAAATCCAAAGGGAGCGAGCGCGCGGCAACACTGAGTCCAGAGCGGTAGAGAAGACCGGTAGACTCGCAAACGCGGTGTGCGTAGACCAAGGCCACCCTCTCAACATGGAAGAAGAGAGAAGCAGCGTTAGTACTAA